AGCTGCGCAAGGATCGCCCGCAACCTGGCAGCCTTGACCGGCGCGGCCAGCTCATCAATTGTCCGCAGTTGATTAACTGCATCGATGATGATGTCGTTGTAGGCATTGATGATGCGCCGCGCAACGCTATTGCTGAACCTGTTCAGGTCAATTGCGTTTCGATATAGCGCTTCTGGCGTACTCATGGCACAAGCCCAAAATCCTCGGGATCCACATCACTCATGATCAGCACATCGGCGCCCTGAGTCAATGCTGTGGTCACAGCGCTGATCAACTGATCGTATGCTCTTTGCCCATGCTCGATCACTTGGAACTCCGTCACATCTTCTGGCCGATTATCCAAGAACCAAGTCAGCCTGATCACAGCCAATACGCCAAGTTGCATGGGCCGCTGCACATAGCCCAATTGCTGCTGCCTGGGTCTGCCTGGCATGCTGGCATCTGATAGATCGAACACCCGATCTTTGGGCATCATTCTGCAGAAAGATTCCCTGATTGAGTGGCCTCCAGCTCCTCGTCTACATCAAAGTTATCGCCCAGCACATCGCCCTCGGCCAGCTCACGCAGCAGGGTCTCTTGGCTGATGGTGCCGGCGGTGTACAGCGACAGCAGCGCGGTGATGTCCTGCGGTTCAAGGCGTGCGCCGAGGAAATCGCGGTTGACGTAGGCGCTGCCAGCGGCAGTGGCATTGCCGAGGTACTGCGCGTGAAACTGCAGGCAGTTGTCGATCATGTCCTGCATGTTTTGCGCGATCACCATCATGGTGCTGTCGCCCTGACTTCGGTCAATGCGCTTTGCCTCAGCGGTCTCAGCGCTCAGCTTCTGGCCTAGCACTGCAGACAGCCCTAGCTCATTGATCTGCAACGCAAGCTGTTCAAGCCGCCGAAATTGCGCCTCAAAGCTGCGGCCTGCAGGTTCGATGTACTCGGCGCGGCCTTCGGCTGGAAATGCGATCGCCTCGCCAGGTCCTGCTGATACCTCTTCCGCTGCCGACGGGAACCCGTAGAACGCCAGCATTGGCACTGCTGAGATGTGCAGTTGGTTGTCAAGGTCCGACTGCACTTGATAGGTCTTGAGGTTCAGCTCTGCGATGTCCTCCAGCGGCGGGCGCGACTCCATGAAGCCATGCCGCTGCGCATAGGCAATGCTGAACGGAATCTCGCTAAGACTGGTGCGGCCTTCATCGACAACGGTGAACTCACCGCTGTCTGCTTTGCGGTGGATGCGGTATTCACCAGGCGTTAGGACACGCACCTGCTCGACAGACTTCTCGCCAAACTCACCATCAGGGACAGTGACCATTTCCGCCAGCCGCAACTGGGTCAACACCTGCCGGCCTTCTTGCGTCTCGGTGCGCCAGCCAAGGATCTGCCGGGGCGTATACGTCACCCAATAAGGGCGGCCCCCATTAGCAGGTGCATCCACCAATGTACCAATGTGGCCATAACGGACCATCTTGCGGGCTGCTTCATAGGTCCAGACGTTGAGGTCGTTGCCTTGCAGGTCTACGTCGAATAGCTGCTCGCGGATGATATCAGCGGTGTCATCAAGCCGGACGGGCTTGCGGGTCAGCATGCCGGCCAGCATGCGCTCAAGACGGATATAGTACGGCGGGCAGACGCTACGGGCTAGACGATTGTCGTAGGACTCGTCCAGCTCGCGTGGCTCTTGCGGCAGGTAACGGCGATGCTTCTTACGCATGCCGTAGGTGCCCTGCAGCAGATCCTCGATTAGCAGCCAATGCGGCTCTTGTGCATACCAGCTGGTATTGGGATCATTGACCTTGGCAACGGTGCGCTGTGCAAGCGGCCTGTCGTAGAAGTTGTACCCGCTATACACGGCGCCCTCGCCCAAGTGCTGACATCAGTTTAAGTGCTTAATATAGCCTGATACCTGTGCTGCGGCCCGCTGCAGCATGCAGCGGATTGAATTCGCGCCACACCAGATAGCCAAGCGCGTCGTTCAGGTGATCGAACCCAGCGTCCTTGTCTGGCTCGCCTTTATCTGTATAGCACTGCAGCTCAAGTGACTCGATCAGCCGAGTGCACTTATCGAGAATCTGGATCCTGGATTCGCCTTTGCCATTCTCCAGAAGAGCTTGAACAGCAGCCACCCGATCACGTACGGGGGGATTGGACCGTGGGGATTGATTCTTGAATCCATAGCCCTCGAGGATCGCGATGTCGGTTTGGGTAGCGTTTGTACTGCGATTACCACCCGATGCATCTGGATACATGTAGACCGGGTGCTTAGGGTATCTCGATCTGATCTCCTTGGCAACTGCATCTGTGTCATGACCGCCGCTCACTTCATCTATCACGAGCAGTCCCTTGCCACGGCGCACAGCAATCACAGCTGACATGTTGCCCACGTTGAAATCAATCCCGATGCGCAGCGGCTCAACCCGGCTGCTGTCATATTCATCTGTCGTTACATGTTTGCTACGGGTGAATCTGTCATATACAGCGCCGGTGTTCAGATTGACAAACTGGCCCTCAAGATAGGCACGGATCAGCTGCTCCGGATAATTAGCCAGCAGCGAATCGATGAAACCCTCCGGCAGGTGTGGGTTGTCTTGAGTCCGGGCACGGATCAGATGTCTGTCTGGGGCTTTGGTGCGCTCGAATGTGTCATAGGCCCATCCGAAGCCCTCCGGTGTGGTTGCGACGTAGAACTGCTGCACATTGCCCGATCTCAAACGGGCCAGTGCCATTCGCGCAGCCTGCTCGGCCACGCGGCGGTTGGCAGTATCTACCTCATCAAATCCGATCGCGCACAGGTTCTGACCGCGAATGCGGTTCCATGTCTCCATGGTGCGCAGCAGGATGGTGTGATCACCTTCTGCAAAGTGCAGCACGTACTCAGGCAGTGGTGACACCCGGTAGTCAAATGGCAGGCCCAGCTGCTCGAGCATGTCATCCAGTGAGCGCACTAATATATCACGCAGCATCGGCGCTACCGGCTCGAACAGCGCAGAAACGTAGCCAATGTTGACGGCTGCAATATTGATGGCCTTGGCACACAAGCCATATGTCTTGCCTGCGCCGAATCCACTCACCAGGCCCAGGATGCGATGCTCGGTGTTGGCACAGAATGCAGCTTGATGCGGCAGCAGGCTGGCATTCAGCTGCTCGAGGATGCGTGCTGCGGTCGGCCCACTTTCTGTGCCAGCTGCCAGGATCGGCCCACTCGCAACGCAATCAAGGATGCTCGGCACCTGTAGTTGCGTTGTAATGGTGGCGATTTTACTCTAACCGAGTCTCGGTGTCATGTCCAATATGTCTGATGTAAAAGAATTTGTCGAGATGGCTGCTAGATATCCACTGCTTACCACTGAGCAGGAAATCGAATTAGGCAGACGAATACAACGTTGGTTAAGGCACCCGGAGCCACCCCCTGGCTTAAGACGCAGCGGTTTGAGAGCCAGGGAGCAGTTCGTTTGCTGCAACCTGCGGCTGGTGATATCTGTGGCCAAGAAATATCAGCGCCGAATTGAAGGCACCTGCATCACATTCAGCGATCTATTACAAGAGGGCACCATTGGTCTTCAGCGGGCAGCTGAGAAATATGACCCTGAATGCGGCTATAAGATGTCCACCTATGCATACTGGTGGATCAGGCAGGCAATCACCCGATCGATTGACATGAAGGCTGGGACCATCCATGTATCTAGCGGCGCCAAGCGCAAATTACGCAAATTCAAGGAAGCTGCAGCCGAAGGTGGCACCGTAGATGAGATCCTTGAGCGGGCTGGTCTGGTCAAACGTGACCTGAAACTGATTGAGCAGGCCAGCATGTGCTACAGGGTGACCTGCTTGGATGCGCTTGATCTGAGTGGGATCTAGCGCTTGCCGCGTGCGACGCCCGATGCTGTGGCTACTTCCCGGATCTGGCGACGGCGCTGATTGAAGCTGCGGGCCATTGCAGATCGAAGACCACTCTGCGATGAATCACTGCCTTTGCCCACTGACTTGCGAGCACGTGATACCTCAGTGCGCAGCTCAGAACGCATGGTCTTCAGCGTTGAGCGACGCTCGGATTTGCCGCCACCAGATCCTGCGAATCTGCCTTTCGAATCTCTGCGCTGTGCCATTATTCAAAAGCCTCTGATTCGAGTCTAATTATCGCAGGCCTATAAATCTACGAGCTGAGCGTGTTACCTGCCGTTGCTGTTCTTTTGACATCGACTTGAACTGTTTCAGCTGCTTGGTGCGAGCACGAGCGATCCCTTTGCGAGCCACAGTGCGGGCCGTAGCGGCACCAACGGGATGTCCAGCGACACTCAATCTGCCGCTTGGTGATGCTTTGACTCCAGCAGCTGCAATGGGCATCTTCGTGCTAGCGGATGCAGATGAAACATTGCGCACCACGTTTGCGCCACTAGTCCTGTCTTGGCGGCGACGGCGGCCTGCCTGCATGCCAGTAGTGGCACCACCAGCAAACCTGCCTTTCGAGTCTCTGCGCTGTGCCATCACTCGAAAGCTTCTGATTCGAGCCTAGACCACTCGGCATGCCAGGCAAGCGGATCTTGATCACGTTCAAGCAGCACGCAGCATACATAGTTGCGCTGCTTGGGAGTGAGTTTGTGGAATTCATAAATGACCTGGCCAATCGGCATCGGATCGTCGATGCCTGTGATAGTCAGGACGATGTCGAGCATGTGGGTGTCTTCCAGCTTGCGGCTGAAAGCATCTGAGAAGAAATCACGTGTGGTTTCAAGCATTGGGTATCTCCGATAAGACTTGGATTTTGAGCTTTGCCGCTCGCTTGCCCCATTTCTGGGCTTTGGCTGCATCACCACAGCGCTCATAGAAGATCTGCCACTCCAGCGCCTTAATCCAGGCGGTGGAGATGGCATGCCGCTCCTCGTAGCTCATGCCCGCACCAACTGCCGGGCAGGCTTGTGATAAGTGATCTGCTGGCCATAAGCGCCAACTGGCACGGTGACCGATTCCAGGGCATCGCCCCAGATGAAGTCGTAGAAGTAGAAATCAGCGGCGTCGCGCTCGCTGAACCAAGCCTGCGGCTGGGCGGCCATAGCAGCCTCATAGCTGACAAATTCGGTGACAGCACCCGACTGGCTGTCGGTGGTGTAGATGTCGCCGTTGCCTGCACAGTGAATGAAGATCATCTGTCCGCTCCGAATGGCAGGTCCCGTTGCCTGCATGTATTAATCATATCAAGACTGATCACAAGGTGTCAAGTATTTCGTAACATCTCGCAAAATCGATGATGCACATTGACAGATGTGCTATGACTGATATTCAATGAATAAAGGGGACCACTCAACATCTACTAGTGACTCACACTATGACACTCGCGCAATCCGATCTGGCTGCACACGGCATCACTCGCAAGAGCAAGGAGCTGTATCGCGGTAAAACCAAGCTGACACCACAGCAGGCCCGCAAAATCCTGTCCGAAGAGCCACCGGCGCCCAGAGCC